AAGTGGTGTCACAGATTGGAAACCGGCTGGCGGCAGCCGTAGCGACTCAATTCAACGAGGGCTTGAGCAATGGCTGATGCAAGCATGGGGCACCAGTCCCGCCTATCGATGGCGGCGACTGGAACAGCGGTCGGATCTTATACCGAGTCCTTCGAGTTCATCTCTGAGAGTCTGCGGAAGCAGCAGGAGATCGTCGAAACGAACGGCATTCGTGGGACGCGATCAATCCCGATCGAGCGAACACGGGATAGCATCTATCGGGTCAGCGGGGGCATCCAGTTTCACGCTACACCCTCGATGCTGGACCTGATTCTCCCCCGGATCATGGGGGCCAACGAATCGACCGACGTCTTCGCGTTTGCCGAGACTCTCCCGGCGTTCGACGTGCTTATCGATCGGGTTGCCAAGCGGTTTGTTTACGGTGGCTGCAAGGTGGGCCGAGCGACCTTCCGCGCTTCGGCTGGCGGCCCGCTGGAACTCGATTGTGAGTTGACCGGCAAGACGGAAGTCGTATCCGCGACTGCCTTCCCGAGCATCTCCGCCCCGACCGATCCTCCCTACGTTTGGTCTGATGCGGTGTGCACGATCGAGGGGACAGCCCGCACGGTCACGCAGTGGGAACTGACGATCGACAATCGGATCAACAGCCGGTTTGCAAACTCCCAGACCGCGACCGACATTCACACAGAGGGCCGAGACGTCACCCTCTCGCTGACGGTGCCGTATACCTCGGATGAGGTGGACTTGTACGGGATCAACTCCAGCGGGGCGTCGGCGGCTACGTTCGTGCTGACGAACGGTAACCGATCAATTACATTTAGTGTGGCGGCCCTCATGGTCCCCGATGCTTCCCCGGTTGTTGGTGGTCCGGGGGAGATCCTCCTCACGTTGTCGGGATCGGCCCGCAGCAGCGGAGCAACGAAAGAGTTGGTCATCACCAGCGACAGCACAGCATAAGGCGACACGATGCCCTCCCCGTTTATCCCCGATGGTTACACCCGCGAGACGACGTTGCCAGCGTGCGAACTGTGGGACGAGATCCAGATTGCGTATCGTCCGATGGCGGCGGCCGACTTCGCGGAGTATCTGGCCAAGTCCAAGGGATTGGACGAAGCAGGCTGGACGCGGCTGGTTTGCGATCTGATCGCGGCCAAGGTCACATCGTGGAACATCGCAGGGCCCAGCGGTGAGGCGGTGCCAGTGTCAGTCGATAGCGTCAAGCGGTTGGTCAATCCCCTCGTGCTGAAGCTGTGGACGCTGCTTTGTGGAGCGGTGGAGTCAGGAGACACGGCAAAAAACTAGCGGAGGGGGTGCGGCTGACAATCCTGCACCCCGAAGTCGCTCACCGCGATTGTCAGGACTGCGAGGCGTTCGTGTACGACGAGAAGACGGGGGAGCGAATGAAGAGCCGAGGCGAGCCGGTGCGCCGGCCCGTCGGCAATCTCCCGCCATGTCGTACCCGGGCGAACGGCTGCCCCAAGGGGACGCCCGAGCAATCCCGAGCGTTGACCGATCAGAACTGGCAGGCGTACCAGCATTACAGCGAGTGCCGAGCCGTGGGGCAGTTCCCAGACGATCCAATCGTGAGGCGAAACGCGGCCATCATCAGGCAGGCGAGCGACTCGGCGGAGATGGAGCTGGCGTTGCGTGTCGCTGGTCCAGTCGGTGCATTGATCGGGGGACGTCGTGGCTAATCTCTCGACCGATGTGCTGATCAAGGTCCGGATGGACTTCCAAGCGTCGTCGGATGCCCGGAAGATCACCGAAGGCATCAAGGCGATCCAGAAGACAATCGAGCAGGCCGAGAAACAATTCCTCGGGCGACTGCGAAGCGCACAGAAGCGACATGTCGACAGCCAGTTGGCCGAGATCAAGCGGGTTGAAAAGGCTTACATCGACAGCCTGAGACGGGTCGAGGCGGCGTATAACACGTTCTACCGCAAGACTGGAAAGGGCTTCGGGGCTGGGCAGGGTGGCGGAGGTGGTCGGCGTGGCGGAGGGGCTCCTGTTCCCCCTGGGGCCGTCGACGTTGGTGGCGGGTTGATCGTTCCGGCTGCCGTGGCGCAGGGTGGCGGCGGTGGCCTGCAGCGGGCCGGGGGCTTCGGCAGATTCATCGACCGAGGCGGGCCGATCGTGCCAGAGCGTGGCATGATGGCGGGCGGCGGGTTCGGTGGTGGCGGGATGATTCCAGACGACCCTAACCGAATCCGTGGGGTCTATGGTAATGCACGTGGTCAGCGACGGATCGGCGGGCCGGTCGCCATCGAGGTTGAGGCACTCGCGAAAGAGATTAAGAACGCCACAGCGACAGCGGCACAGGCCACAGCACAGGCCAAGGCAGCGGCAGGCGGGGGAGCTGGTGGAGCGGCAGCAGCGTCTAGGGGATTCTTCGGCGGTGGCATGGAGAACAAGTTTCTCTCTATTGCCTCGGCTACGATCACGGCATTCAATGCGCCGAAGGTCGTGTTGGGTGGTGTGTCCGAACTGATCCGCGATCTGGCAGCGGGTGGCGAGGAAACATTCGTAAAGCCGGGCAAAGAGTTCTATTCAGCGGTCAATGAAGCACTTCCCCGGGGCGGGATGGGGGAAATGCTCCTCAATGCGATGGGGCCAGCGGGGACCGGCTTGATGCGGCTGGTTCGAACTGTTGGGGAAGAAGAACAGCGGAATCAGGAGAACGCCCGCAACACTCCGCGAGCACGCGAAGAGCGATTCGGCAGCGTCCAGCAATCCCGGCTGGACAATGAGCGTAACCTCAACCAGATCATCCTCGAGCGCACCAAGGCCGAGCGTGATCTGATCGAGGAGACCCGCAAGCGGATTGACGCAGCCCGCGAAGAGTTCGGGCTGATGGATGTTCGCGAGAAACAAGCGACTCTGGACATCGCCCGCAAGGTTGCCGGGCCGGGCGGCGTCGGGCAGTTGACCAGCGAGGAATTGAAGTTCGCCCGGGGCAATGTCGCATTCCGTGGCATCCTGTCCGAGCAGGCACAGGCGGGAGCAGATGCGGCCGGGTTCGCGGAGATCGTCAAGCTGTTGGGGCTGGACCGGAAGATCGCCGAAGCTGAAGCCAAGATCAGTGCGGACATCAAGCAGACGATCAGCGTTGACCTTGACCCGTCGCGGTTGGCGGATGCCTTGGAGGAACGGATCGCCCCATTGGTGAAGGAGTTGGAGGAGATCACCATCAACCGCATCCGGGCGCAGATGAACGCACAGGCCAATGAGGCGGCACAACTGAGGCGGCAGGGGGTGGCTCCATGATCCTACGATACGGCAGCTACTCGCACCCCGACAACGAAGTCATCATCTCGATCAGTCAGCGGCCGACATTCAACGAGATCGGGCTTCGATCGGGATACGTCGCGTCGTGGTCAATCCAGGGGATGCTGCAGGGCAGCAGCGTCTCTGATCTGTCGACCAAGATTGTCGCCCTCGAATCAGCATACGGTGCCGATGGGTTGGATCTGGTGTTGTACGACTCGGACGGGTCAACCGTTCGGCACGCGATGAGAAACACCGGCAGCCGGACGGGCGTCAAGATCCTCGATCTGTCCTACCCGACCGGGGATGGTGCCGAGTACGTCACGTTTCGCACATACACGATCCAAGCCGAAGCCGAGTACAATCAAGACCTGGGCGTCTACTCGACGTCCGAGACGTTCACGTTCGGAGGCGGGGGTCAGCAGAAGGTTGTGATTCCGACGCTATACGGCCCCCCAGTCGAGCAACTCGTGAGGCAGCAGACACCCTACACGTGCCAGCAGCAGGGCCAGAGTATCGGGGTCAGTACATGGCCCACGGTCCCCGGGCCGGCGTTCCCGTCGGCGGAACATCGCGAGCGACGGCGGATCACGTACAGCACGCCGAGCAAGATCGGGCGCTACGGGAACCAGATGTACGCTGTCTCCTGGGCTTACGAGTTCGAAAGCCCCTCCCTTCTTTTCCGATACCCCAACGGGTGAGCATAAATGGCGACACGACGATGGACGGGGGCAGCCTTGCCCGTGGCCCAAAAAGAGACCATCACGATCGGCGGGACGTGGGTCGCAGCGGACACACTGACGGTCACCTGCAACGGTCGGGCAATCGTGCTGACCGTCGGGACCACGGTCACCACAACGCAGATTGCGACCGAACTCGCAGCAGCCCTCGGGAGCACGTCGACAGCCCTCGGGGCAGCGTATAGCGTCACGGAGCGCGGGCCGAATGTGGCCGAGTTCCGCGAGTTTGTCAGCGGTGAGACTGCGCCGGCTGCCAGCGGTTCGACCGTGGTGCTGATCGGCAAGACCAAGGGCAAGCCGTTCACGATCAGCGTGAGCAAGAGCAGTACGTCGGGGACCGTCTCGACTACTACGACGATTTCCGCGAGCGGGCCGAACTTCTTCAACGTCGCGGCGAACTGGAGCGGGTCAACGGTTCCGGTGGACTCCGACGAGATCGTTTACGACTCGGGGAACGTCGATTGCCTTTACGGGCTGGCACAGTCGAGCGTGTCCCCCCAGTCGATCACGATCACGCAGGGATACACGGGGCGGATCGGACTGCCCGACACAAACGTGGATGACTCGGCCTACCCGTACGCCGAGTACCGCGACAGATACCTTGCCCTCGGAACATCGTCTGACAGCGTTACGCAAGCCCTCACGATTGGCGGAGGGGATGGGCAGGGTTCGAGCCGGATCAAGATCGACAGCGGGTCGGGACAGTGTCAGTTGGTCGTACTCAATTCCGGCGTGTCAGAGCTGCAGGGCGTGCCAGCGATCTTGTGGAAGGGCACGCACGTCAGCAACACGATAACCATTTCGAAAGGCTCCCTCGGGATTGCATTCTTCGCCAGCGAGACATCCCAGATCAGCACGGCAAAGGTGGGTTTCCGCACAAACGCGACGACAGACTCAACCGTGGTCATCGGGTCTGGCGTGACGCTGACGACGTTGGAGCAGACAGGGGGCAGCTTGACCACGAACAACGCGGTGACGACTACAACGCTGTCTGGCGGATCGTGGCGGCATGTGTCTGGCGTGGCGGTCACTGTGACCATCACCGGTGGATACTGTTCCTACGAGAGCACGGGCACTCTGACGACGTTGACACTGTCGGGCGGGGAATTGGATTTCCGGGCGAACCAGCGAGCCAGGACGGTCACCAATTGTGATCTGTTCGCCGGCGCGACGTTCCGCGATCCAGCGGGCACTGTGACATTCACGAACGGGATCGATCTGAACCGGACCAACCTGCAGGGCGTCACGCTGGAAATTCCCAATAACCGACGCCTCACCCTGGGCAGCGTCTCGTGAATCACAGCTACGCCACGTACCCGGGCGTCCAGAATGTCCTCGGGGCATCGTACACCCTCACGCACGGCATCACGCCAAGTGTGGTCAGTTTCCAGATCGTCCCGCAGACTGCCACGATTTTCGCGACTGGGGATGTGGTGTTTTATCACGGGACAACGACGCTGACGCTACGGGACTGCCGAGCGGATCAGTCCTCAATGGTGCGGTCGACTGACGGAACGTTGGTATCATTCTCGGCGGTGGATCGGCGGTGGCGGTGGCGGTTCGGCGAGGTCTACGGGCATTACAATCAACGTGATGCCGATGGGCTGATCGTCACAGCGACAGAGAAGACCCCGCAGCAGTTGGCCCAATTGCTCCTCGATGCGATGGGGGAGACCGGCGTTGTCGGCGTGTCCGACATCCCGAACAACGCGCGGCCCGAGTGCGAATGGGTGGCGGAGAATCCCGCCGAGGCGTTGGCGGATCTGATCGAGCCGTTCGGGATGGTTGTCGTCCTGCAAATCAATGGGACAGTTGCCATCAGGCAGCAGGGAATCGGGGCCGCACTTCCGGCGAATACCTTCCTCATCGAGCAGGAGGTGAGCAGCAACCCCCCGGAAGTACCCGCGACGGTACGTATCCTGGGCGGCCCGAACCGATATCAGGCGAGGCTGAAGCTAGAGGCGGTGGCATACGACACTGACGGTCGGGTGAAGCCGATTGATCAATTGTCATACAGACCCCCGGGCGGGTGGGGTTCACAAACGATGTTCTTTTCGGATGTTGCTGAGCATCAATGGAAGACCTTGGCACTTCGCGACGTCTTCCGCCTGTACCGGATCGTCGACCAGAACTCCCCGAGCCCGCAACCTGTCGTAACGCTGCCCGGCCCCCCGCCATCACAAGCCCCTATCATTCCCATTGGGCCAGGCATGCCGGGGCAGCCCGCCCCCCAGCAGGTGCAGCCGCAGCAAGTGGGCGGAACTGCCTACGCTGTCCAGTATCTTCGCGAGATCCTCCCATTGGAAAAGGGACTGGTACAGACTGGACTGGATGCAAACGGTCTGCGCCGGCGACGTCCCGAGACAATCCACGGCGATTACTGGGTTGGCAATATCTCGCTCGAAAAGCCGTTGAACAGTGTCAGTCAAGGCAAGGTGCAATACACCGGGCGTTTCACGGTCGAATACGATTTGGGGATGGTGCGGTTTGAGGATCAGGTGGTCCGATACAATGCGGCAACGAAACAATTCGACCCAGCGGACTTGTATCTTGAGTGCTCTTTCACGGTGCGGCACCCAGACACTTCCGCACACATGCGGTGGAGCTACACGCAGGCGACCGGGGCAACGGCAGGCTACGGGACGGAAGTCGTCCGACACGAGGAGCTGATCTGGGAGCGGTATCAACGCTACGTTGCCGGAACGCTGCTGTTCGTCGAGTGGTTGGAGAAGACCTATCAAAACGAACTCAACACCCTCAGCCAGTATTACGCGAATGGCCGAATTTCGCAGTACGTGACGCAGTCCGGGGCCAGCGGGAAGTACGTCGGGCTCCAAGCCATCAACCCTGACGGGGCAATTCAGCAGGTCACATGGGAGATCGGCGGAGGCGGGTGCTACACTGCGGCCAGCAGACTCTACGAGCCGTCGCCCTACGTCCCACCGTACAAGGAACGGCGACTGAACGACATGCTGAGGAAGCAACGGCGAGCGGATAAGGATCAACTCAAGAGACGCGATAGGGAGCCCGGAAAGTGAATCAACTGCGCGGCCCAGCGGCGATGAATTTGCGATACTGGCCGGTCAAAAACTTCAGTGGGGAGGAAATCCCGGCGTTTGCGTGCATGCAGTTGAACGGCCTAACAATGATGGACGACTCGACCTATGGATATTATGCGGTCAAGCCGTCTCGATTCGGCGCGCAACACCAGCACGTTTTCAACGGATCGACGCCAATACCAGCCGGGAAAACCGGCGTGGCAGTCTCGGGTGATATCGTCGCGGCACTCTACGAAGTGTCCGACGGTCTGCCGAATGTCCCCGAGTCTCTTGGGCCACGATCCGGGGGCTGGAAGCTGAGACGCAACACAGGAGGGTTTGCCCTCGGTGCGGTTACAACATCGGTTGAAGAAACGACGCCAGACGAGATTGTCCGGGTCACTGCACAACCGATGCTGCAACTGATCGCCAAGGCCGATGGCGGCATGATCAAAACGACCACTGCCAACGTGTCGATCTACTGGCGGGAAGATGGCGATCCAATTGCCACACTCACCGATACGGGCGTGGATGTGCTTGCGATTTCCCGATATGCGGACGTCGCAAGCGGGAAATATGTGCAACTGACTTGGATGCCGTGGGAATCCTGGGAAGTGACTGCCATCGAGCCTGTCGACGCGGCGCTGTTCACGACCTGATCATTTCGAGACGTAACGGCGACTTACATTCCCGTTGATCGACAACACTTCCCCACCGACCATCCAGCAGGGGATATCGAGGGCAGCCCACGAGACTGAGTACTTCTGGCCGTGGAACTCGGTAAAGTACGTCGTCGAGACTGTCGGCAAAGCGGCACCCTGGGGCACCGTCGCCAAACGCACCACACGCCCCGCAGACGCTGGCCTATTGACTGGCGGGACTCGAGACACGTACGCGGCACAGGCAACGCCTAGAGCGATGCCTGCGGCGATTGAGTAGCGGATCATCGGGTCTTCCTTTTTTCGGGCACAGGGGGCGGCACAGGGGTAACGGTGGACTCGCCGAGTTGGATCACGCGGCGGACTGTCTGGGTGTCGTCGGTCACGGTCATCTGACAGACCGGGGGGCCGTCGATGCACGCGGTGATCGCCAGGGGGTCGGCTGCGGTGGCCCACTCCCAGCGGGCATTGGCCGTGCAGTGCCAGACGATCACGTTTACCCGATGCTCCCGAGCGTCGATGATCGCGGCGGTGAGGGTCAGATACTCCAGCCGGTTCACCTCGTCTTGGGGGCTGAGCAAGATCAGGCCTCCGGGCTGGATGTGTCGGACCGGTCCGGCGATGTGGTAGCAGAGTGCGGGCTGGGGATTCATCGGGGGTAGCCTTTCAGGTGGGCATCAGGGGCGGAGAGGGACTCGGAAATTGCAAAGGCCACGGCGTCCATATCTTTGAGCGCATACGCGACCAGAGTGCGCCACACATTGTGTTGCATCAGGGCGTCAACATATGCCATTTGGTCCGCGTAGTCTTCGGGTCGTGGCTCAAGAGCGCGAATAGCACGCACGGTATCCAAGAGCTTTTTCCGGGCATCCTGCAGTCGTGTCTGCTGCCTCTGCCGATCTATGTACAGTTGGGCGATGATGGGATGGGTCATGGGAACCTCTTGTCGGCGGGAAGCAAGGCGGAGTCAACGGGCAAGGAAATTACGTGGATCTGCGGTGTGTCGGTCGGTGCCTGCATGGTCCAGACGGTCCACGTCCGGCCCCTCATGTGGTAATGCCGGGTCGACGGCCGGTCGCAGTACATCGCGGCGGCGGTGGCATGGTCGGTCGAGGGCATGCAGAGACCACTACGGCATTCGGGCTCCTCAGAGACCCACGTATATCCGGGGGAAAACCGAGTGTCACCGAATGGGAACTTCTCACAGGGCTGGACGGGCATCACTTCGCCCCATTCCGTGGTCGTCCCACTGTCGGGCGGCGTTTCATCGTGCGGACCTCGGCGGCGGTGAACTGCCAGTCCCGGCCAGGCTTGCGGCCGAGCCCGTGCAGTTTGGCGAGGTGGCCTACCTGCCGGGGGGTCAGACCGAGTGCGGCAGCGGCGGTTGCGGTCGTGTAGGTGATCATCGTGGGAACTCCGAAAGGAACGTGTATGTACCGTCCGCCTGTGGCGTGATCGGCGTGAGCCGCAGCCCGCTGCCGCACAATTCATGCCAGCGAGAATAGGCGGCAAACCACGTGGGGAAACTCCAAAGTGAGGGCATCATCTCTCCTGAGGAACTGTCCGGAATTGCCGGATGGTTGGCCCCCGAGCCAGTCCCGGGGGCAGGGTGGGGGCTACTCGTCGTCTCCGACGACCCGACCGTCAACAATCGTCGCCAGCGTGTCGCCATCGACGCTTTCGACAGTGACCCCGAAAGAGGGTTGCAGTCGGCGATCCATCTTAATTGCAGCCTGAATTGCTTCAGCCAACTTGCCCGTGAAAGTTTCGTTGCCCTTGACGCTGATCAGCTTGTATGTATTCATCTGTCATCATCTCAATCAGCTTGAGGAAGCCCCCGGCGAAGTGCCGGGGGCGGGTGGGGGTGGGCGTGTGGGTTATCGGCAAACCAGTCGATATTCGACATGGTGCACAAGTACGCTCCGTGTCGTGTAACCACGTCCGAACCGCTGACCAACGCGTTCGGTGTGCCATTCGACAGGCTGCGACTTCGCAACCTCGATCAGGCCACGATTCAGCAGGGAGTACAGCGTCTGTCGCTTGACGTCCCAAGGCTTGATGCAAGAGCCAGACTTCTGGCAATCACGGGCGAAGGCGGCCAGTGCGGTCTGCTGTGCGGGCGTCAGGCTCATTTCATCATCTCCAGGGTTGGCGTCACCCGCGTTGTGCGGCTGACATGATTGATTTATATCGGCGTGCGGAAGGATTGTCAACAGACAATCGGAAGAATTTTCCGAAGTCCCCCGGGCCGATTCCCGGGGGGTTGACTGGTGTTGTGTTAATAGTACCCGCGTCGAGTCATCGGCTGCGACTCGTCATTGATTTCCAGCCCTCGGTCAGCGGCAATCTTGTTGCCGAGCGACTGGGCGGCCCCGTAGCTGCTGCACTCGTAAATCCGGCCCACTTCGTTTCCGTCGTCGTTCTCCATCCACACGAAGTAGCGGTAGACATAGTCGTCATTCCATCCAGCTTGTCCGACGCATTCCGGCCCTTGGATCTGGACGACCACGGGCTTGTTATCGGAGGGGGTGAAAACCGCGTTCGTCGTGTACTTGTTCATCACTCGTCTCCCGGTTGGTTTCGCTTCGCGTTCGTCGCGTTGCATGTCAGAAATATATCGGCATGCGGAAGTAATTGCAAGAGGAAATCGGAAGAATTTTCCAGATTTCCGACGCCAGCAAAAAGGTT